CCTGGGAGACCTTAACGCTTTGAACGTGGGTGACATCAACGTGGACTCAGTGAGCTCAGACAACGGCACTGACTTCGACCTAACGCTGGACGACAACTCGGCCACTGCGCTGGAGATCAAAGAGGGCGCGAATGCGTACATGACGTTCGTCACAACTGATTCGGGTGAACAGATCACTGTTGACAAGAAGATGGTGGTTTCGACTGGTGTAACATTCCAGACAGACACAGCAGACATCAACGGTGGTGCCATAGACGGCACAACGATCGGTGGTGCAAGTGCGGCGGCGGGTACATTCACTACCGCTACTGCCACTAACGTACAGGCCACAAACTTCAAGGCCAATGACGGCACGGCGGCAATGACAATCGCTGACTCAACTGGTGATGTTAACGTATCGACTAACTTCTCAGTTGACGGAAACTTGACTGTAAATGGTACAACGACAACGATCGACAGTGCCACTTTGACAGTTGAAGATCCGCTTATCCAATTAGCAAAAAACAACTCAGGTGGTGACGCCAACACTTTTGACCAAGGTCTATTCTTCAACAGGGGATCACTAGACAACGTTTCGTTCATCTGGGATGAATCCACAGACCAATTCGCTTTTGCCGTGACGGCATCAGAGGATGGTACAACAGCAGGTAACATCACAATCGACAGTTACGCGAACGTGAGAGCAAACGTTATCACTGGCGCAGACGTTGAGACTGGTACGATATCAGCGGCGGATGGCACTGAATCAGCCACGATTGCCGACTCAACAGGAGTTATGACCATTGCTAGTGCAGTGCTTACAACTGCTGACATCAACGGTGGTACACTAGATGGTGTAACAATTGGTGGTGCAACTCCGGCGGCTGGTACGTTCACAACTTTATCATCAACTGGCAACACCACACTGGGTGACGCAAGTGGTGACACTGTGACTTTCAACGCAGATGCGTGGACATTAGCAAACGGCACAACAGTGACAGGTACTTGGACAAACCTAGGTACAGTTACAACAGTTGACATTAACGGTGGTACAATCGACGGTGTGAGCATTGGAGCAAGTTCGGCGGCAACTGGTTTAACAGTTAGCGGTGGAACAGTTTCAATCACTGACACAGGCGGCGACGGTACTATGGACGGTGTGATCATCGGTGGTACAACGGCGGCGGCGGGTACATTCACTTCTATTGCTGGTACAAGTTTATCAGTAGGCGACGGTGACATCACAAACGTGGGTGACATCGCACTAGACACAATCAGTGCTGATGGAACAACTGTAGGTATAACATTAACTGACAACACAGCGGCGGCTTTGGACATCAAGGAAGCGTCTAACTCATACTTGAAGTTTGACACTACAAACGGTTCAGAGTTGATCACAGCAAGTAAGGCCTTCACAGTGGCAAGTGGTGTTACTTTCACCACAGACACAGCGGACATCAACGGTGGTGCCATAGACGGCACGACCATAGGTGGAAACTCGGCCGCGGCTGGTACTTTCACAACTGCTACTGCCACCAACGTACAGACAAGCACTGTGAAAGCCAATGACGGTACAGCGGCCATCACAATAGCCGACTCAACAGGCGCTGTTGAAATCACAACAGCCACTGAAGTTTCAGGAAACCTTCTAGTTGATGGTGGAACATTCACTTTCAACGAAGCAGGTGCGGACCTGGACGCCAGATTCGAAGGTGACACAGACGCCAACCTACTGTTCATAGACGCTGGAAACGACAGGATCGGTATTGGAACTGCCACTCCGGGCTACAGCCTGGACATCGGTTCTAAGACGGATGCTGTGCTACTACCATCAGGCAACACGGCGGCGAGACCTACCGCTTCAGCAGGTATCATCAGGTTCAACTCTCAGACCGGACAGTACGAGGGATGCCAGGATGGTTCGACCTACGTCAACTTCGCGATCGCCGGTGACGCACCGACCTTCACCAAGGAGACCACAACAGGTGACGGTTCAACACAGACGTTCTCAGGATTCTTCAGCACCGCTCCAGAATCTGCCAACAACGTGTTCGTGTACATCGACAACGTGTACCAGGAACCAACAGAGAACTACACCGTGTCAGGCACGAACATCACGTTCACCAGTGCTCCACACTCGGGAGCGAGGATATTCGCGATCACGGGTGCTGACGGCACTGCGCTGGTGACGGGTGGTGTTGCTAGGTCCGAAACATCGGCCACGAACTTCACATCAAGTGCGACCAACATCATGACGTTCAATGGTGCCACTTACAGATCGGCGGAGTTGTTCGTTCAGATGCAGGACACTGCCAACACGGAATACAGCGCCATGAAGGCCATCGTCACACACGACGGCACGACTGCGTACATCTCGGTGTTTGGTATCACCAACACGGGTGCATCGGACCTGGGCACACTGACTGCCAACTACAACAGCGGCACAGTCGAAGTCAAGGCAACCAGCACAGGCGGACAGACCGAAGCGCGGGTACAGTACTCACTGTCAGCGATCTAGACTGCTAGCAAACATTAGACGCCCTGATGGTAAATACTACTGTCAGGGCGTTTTTTTTACGGTCTGACATTAAATCAATAATCATGCGGGAGATATGGAACCATGACAACAAGAAACTTTAGAGTAAACAATGGTATCAGCGTGGGTGACATCGTGATCGATGCATCAGCGAACACCATCACAGGGCTAGACACTGCGGCACCAAGTGCTGACGGTGACGTGGCCAACAAGAAATATGTGGACGACTCACTGGCGGGTCTGTCGGCGAACAGTATTTCACAACTAAACACATCAGTAACAGTCACTGACTCAGGAACCAACGGTACGATCACCATGGCGGCAGATGGCAACACAGAGATGACCATCACGGACGCTGGTGTGACCATCGCAGGAAACCTTACTGTGTCTGGTAACGCAACTTATCTAGACGTAAACAACTTGAGTGTTGAAGACAATCTGATTATAGTGTCTAAGAACAACTCAGGTGGTTCTGACCTAGACGCAGGTATAATGGTAGAACGTGGTAGTGCTGGAAACAACGCGGCATTCTACTGGAATGAAGGTGACGACAAGTTTAAAGCGGTATTGACAACATCAACGTCAGACGCTACAGCAATAACTGATTCATCGACTGCCACTATCGTGGCCAACCTAGAAGGAACAGCAACAGCGGCGGAATATTCCGACGTTGCTGAAAGGTTCGCGGCTGACACAGCCTATGAAGCTGGAACAGTTGTGGCACTGGGCGGAGCGGCAGAGATCACGGCCGTGAACGAAGAAGCATCAGACGAAGTGTTTGGTGTTATCTCTAGCCTAGACCAAGCGGCTTTCAAAATGAACGGGGGAGCAGGCACAGATGAAACTCACCCGTACATCGCGATGACGGGCAGGGTTGACGTCAAAGTGATCGGTACGGTGAACAAAGGTGACAGACTTATATCTGCATCTGTTCCTGGATACGCTAAAGCGGCTACAAAAGCGGAATGCACAGCATTCAACGTGATTGGTAGAGCTCTCACCAGCAAGACCGAATCTGGACAGGGTTCAGTATTAGCGGCTGTGAGGGTGAGTCACTAGTAAATACTCATACTTTTTAGTAGTACAAAAGGGCGGCTCTAGGGTCGCCCTTTTTTTTTAGGCACATAAATACCTATACTGCTGTCGGTCGGCAATGATAGAGAGACCGTGTGTGGCATATACCACGCTAACACAATTATAGAAGGAGTACCTCGTATGGCCATAGGTCGTATATCAGGGTCGGTACTGAAGTCAAACCTAACCAGGAATGGCGTCGACCTTGCGTTTGAAACAAACCTACTGTATCTCGACGTCACCAACAGTCGCGTAGGTATTGGTACTTCTGAACCCACAACAGCATTACAAGTAGCAGGAACAGTGACAGCCACGGCATTCGCTGGTGACGGATCACAACTCACAGGAATAAACGTAGACACCAACATACAGTTGGTAGGTGATGACTCAACGGGTGCCACGCTGGGCACAGGTGAGACATTCAAGATAGCGGGTGGTACCAATATCACGACGGCGGTGAGTGGCGACACACTGACCGTGACAGGACCAGATCTCAGCAGTTACATCACGGCAACAAGCACAGACACATTGACGAATAAAACGTTTGACGTAGAGGGCACAGGTAACAGCATATCAAACATCGATGTTGCGGACTTAAAATCAGGAGTAGTGGACACAGACCTTTCAAGTGTGTCAGCAAGTGATGACACACTGGCTTCAGCGAAGGCCATAAAGGCCTACGTTGACCAGATATCTACATCTGCTATATCAGAAGGTGACTCAAACGTAACCGTGACGGATTCAGGCACGGGCTCGATAACCATAGCGGCGGACGGCGGTACAATAATCACCATGAACGCCACCACTGTGCTGGACGCATCAGCGACAACCAACGCCATCAGGCTTCCAAATGGTACCACGGCACAGAGGCCCAGCGGGTCAGTGGGTGAGATAAGATACAACAGTAGCACTGACACCATAGAAGGCTACACCACTGCGGGTGGATGGGCACAACTGGGGGCAACGACTGCCACCGCGGAGAACACGGACGACACATCAACAGGATCGGCAACTGCGATCAGTACGACGGCATCGGTCATAGACCAATTCGTTACCAGCAGTTTCGATTCCGCGTGGTACCTGGCAGTGACCAGGGACGAGATCAACGATGAGGTCTCGACCGCCAAGTACAGCCTGGTGCACAACGACACCGACGCTTTCGTGTCAGAATCACACATCACACAGTCCAATATTTCAAACACCTACGTGAGCGTGACCGCGGACGTGGCAGGCGGTAACGCCAGACTGTTGGGCACAGGCGGATCGGTCGTTAACTCGGTGAGCTTCTACAGGATAGCCACCGGAGACAACACAACAGCAGGCACAACGGGTAACGTCACAACAGACATAAATTTAGATGTGGATTCTGCGGCAGAGAAGATAGACGGATTCGCACTGGCATCCGCCAGGGGAGCCAAGTACTACATCTCCGTCAACAACACGACGACGGGCGAACTCTCCAACACGGAAGCCATGGTTGTACACGATGGATCAAACGCCTACATCACACAGTACGGCAACGTCAACACCGGCAACAATGACCTAATAACACTGACAGCGGAGATAGACTCCACGGAGGTCGTGGTCAAGGCGTCAGCACAGGCACCCAACTGCAGGGTCACTGTGTACAGGATACTATTAGCGGACGATGAATCAGCATCAACGGGAGACAACATCAACGTGGTGGAGGCCACCACGGTGGATTCCGGGGCCACAACGGTGGACAGTTTCGCCACGTCGGCCTACACGGGCGCGTTCTACGTGTTCACGGGCTACAACGCCACGGAGGGCGCGGCATCCATACAGGAGGTCATGGTGGTGGCCAACGACGAGGCCTACGTCACACAGGGACCTCTGGTCAGCACAAAAGGTTCTGATCAACTGACATTCACGGCCGCACTGAGTGGTACGACCGTCACAGTGCAGGCGGCTTCAACTTCGGGCGCCAGCACACTAGTCAACGGCTACAGGGTACACATGCTGAGGGGATCAGCGGGTGCGTCCACGGCTGACACAGTATTGGTGTCAACGGAACAGACAATAACTGGTGTAAAAACTTTTGACAGTCCTATCGCACTTACGGTGGGATCAGATCCCGCCACCGTTGCCAACAAGGCCCACGTATATGCCAAGGACGAGGCTTCTAGTGCTGAAGTGTTTGTTCGAGATGAGGCGGGAAACGTTACCAAGATATCACCACACAACGAACAGGGCGAGTGGGAATACTACTCTAGGAATGTAAAGACCGGCAAGACCGTGAGGATCAACATGGAAGAGATGATCCGTGACATAGAGAAACTCACAGGAAAAACTTATATAAAAAACGACTAGACTATCAGGTCCAGTATGGTCTGTAACTTGCCTTTTATGGATTTGTTGTTGAGGGTGTTCCTCAGTCCCATGTGCAGGTTCTTGGGCCAGCACTCGAATGCCGTCCAGCAGTAGCCAGAGTGCTCTCCGTTCAGTTGTGGTATGAATTCTGCGTCTATGGCTACGAGGTAGGTGTGGAAGAAGAACTTCTGATCGTTTGACGTGAACATCTCCAACGGTATCACCTTCTTGAACTTGGGTGTGTCGCCCACTTCTTCCTGTATCTCTCTTTTCAATCCTTCAAAAGCCGATTCCGTGTACTTGGCCTGTCCGCCTACCAGACCCCACATTCCAGCGGTCTTCTTGTCCGTGCGTTGTAGGAACAGGAAACGCTTGGTGGCGGTGCTGTAGAAGAGTGCGCCCGAACAGACTATGTTTTCTTTCATATCTTATTATAACAACTTATGTTTATCTTATCAAGGGGTGGTCGCATCTGTGCTGGCGTCGTAATTGGATGAATTACCGTCCAACACTATGCTCCAATCACCGGCCGTGTAAACGCCCTCGTATGATTTGACCCACTCCGTGCCGTTGAAACGGTACTGTATGCCCGTGTTTAGGTTCGTCACGTAGTGCTGTGTGGAGTCGGGATTTGATGCATCAAACGCCACATTCCATTTTGAGGTCGTGCTGTTGTACTCTATGATGTCGCCAACCCCGGCCACCAGTGCGCCCCACGTCGAACTCTGGAAACTGGCAGTGCTGTCGCCAACGTCGTTGATCACGAGGTACCTGTCACCATTGGCGGGTGTGCCCGGATCGAACGTGGCTGGATTTATGATCTTCTTCACTGCGGTCAGTGAGTTTGAAGGGATGGTGTCAGAATCAATGCTGTATAACAGTATGGTGTCATCCAGTGTTGTTGTGGCGATGGTGCCCACGATCTCATTTCCGTTTGGCTGTTTCAATCTGATCTGTGAAGTGCCGTTGGTTACCTTGCCATACTGGTCGAGCAGTAACTTCCAGTTTACCGCGGGACCGAAAGTCTCGAAAGGATCATAGTTTGACGGTTCATTGGCACCTGTGTGGAATCCGTCACCACCGGAACTGACATTTACTCCCGTGGTTCCTAACAGTCTCAGTTGATTTCCCGTGACCAACAGTCCGAAGTTGTTTGGTGTCACGTAACTCCTAGACATGAGTTCTCCATCTATTAAACCTTTGGCTATTCCGCCGTCATCGTCGTATATGCTCATTATGATCTTCTGTACTACACCCAGTTTCTTGACTTTCACAGGTGGTGACAGCCATATTGGCATGCTGAATGTTAATGTGGCCACGTCAATTTCGGAGTCCGCGCCAACTGGTATGGTCCTGGAACTGAATGTTGTTCCCGTCAGTTCAACATAACTTAGACTGGTCCAGTCTATGTAGTTGTCGGATTTCTGAATCTCGAAATCTGGATTGAAAAGATACAGTATCTGTTCCATTATCTGTAGTTTCTGGTCAGTGTTAGAACTCCAAATGTCCGCTGTTACCTCTAACCTGAACGGAGAAGGCATCACTTTCTCGACTGTGTAGCCCGCACCCAGTTGGTTTGTGTATTCACCTGTGCTCTCATTGTAGTCACGTTCTCTCAGATGCTGTTTTTCTATGTGGTAGGGATTCTGCATCCTGTCCCTGTCGTAGTTCAATTCCCTGACGTAACAGGCAATCCTTGGTGCGTACTGTAACGCATTCTCTGAATTGTTACGTATGATGTTGGCCACCTGCCTCGTTGGATCCCCGTAGGTCACAGGCACCGCCCTCAACTGCACAGACCCATCCGAACCTTTTCCCGTCTCGACAGAGAAGTTGCTCAATATCCTGATGAATTGAGTTAGGAACTTCCTTACCTGTCCTTCGTAAAAGTGTAACATCTTTAATTGTCAGCCTTTGGTTTCAAAGCATCCGTCAATGCCTGTCTCTGTTCAACAGTCAGTCCGTTAATCGTAGAGCTAGTTGAATTGTTTACGAAACTGGTCTTGTAGTTGGCTCTAGAGTCGTTGTTGGTTGTAGTTATCCTAACAGAATCCTCAACTTTGACCCATCTGGCGCCGTCATAACGGAACAGCCTGTTTGGCAGGTAATCCGTCCTAAGGAAGTAGTCTCCCTGGTCAACACCTGACGTTGGGAACGATATACCAAACCCCGCTGGGTTACCGTTGGGTGCTACGCCATCTCCGTCTAGGTAGAAGCCATAGTGTGAACTGGCCGGGGTGTCTATGACGGCGTTGACAGTGTTGTCACTGCTGGCCCTCTGTGCCTCAGTGTTCACATTCTCCGTTCGAATGTTTCCGCGTTCGTCGATTGGTGCCACATAATACTGTTTGTAATTGAATCCAGATTTTGGAGCATCCTGTTCCGCCTGTGCCACTATCTGATCATTGATGGTCTTCTCCCTGTTGTAGGTGCTCATGTAACTGGCCACTGATCCTGCCGTCGTGGCATCGCCAATTATGTCTTTGAACTCCTGTGAATCCACTAGTGTCTTCATCTTCAATCTTAGTAGGTGTGGCCACCAAGTCTGTGAGAATCCCTCGGCGGCCCTGTTGACATCCTCTACTACATAATATCTTTTTAGTGCTATTGGTATGCTTTCATCTAGGCTGTAGTCTTCCTTCATGTGTGGGAACTCTATGACATCTCCCGACATGGGTTTCCTGCCTATCCTCTCCACTATGTCGTTCAGGTGTACTGTAAGGAACAGTGTGTCGTTCTGTAGGAACATTCCAAACTGTGAAAGGTTGAAATCCGCGTCCTGTACATTGTAGATACCCCTCACAACATAAACATCGTCTGAATATTTCCGATCCCTGTTCTCTAAGAACAGCAGATCCTGTATTGTGGTCTCGTTTAAGTCACTGCCTGTAACCCTGGGTTGGCTGGGAGATGCAGGTCCGTCCTTGTTGGTATCTCCCTGATCGTATGGACCTAGGTATTTGTGGAAGTGTAGGTCAGTGCCTCCCACCGTGAACATCTCCTTGATGTTACGGTCAAAGAACTTGTAATCATTTCCCTTTTCGGGCTTGAAAATCGACAATCTAGGCATATCATACATATTTATTGTATAGCTCAAAGCAATAAATATGAGTATGTCAGAACTTCAAACAGGACAACAGGAAATATTTGATTATGTGAAGAACAACCTCGGCGAGGGCATGATCGATGTGGAATTGGACCCAAAACACTACCAAACGGCACTGGAGAGGGCCACGAACAGATACAGGCAGAGATCATCAAACGCTGTCGAAGAATCTTATGCTTTCTTAGAATTAAAGAAGAACCAAAATTCATACATCCTACCAGACGAGGTGATCAATGTCAGGAACCTCAACAGGAGGACCGTGGGATCAAGAACGGAAGGCGGTGAGGGCGGAACACTGTTTGAACCATTCAACTTGGCCTACACCAACACATATCTTTTAAGGGCAGGCGCCACCGGCGGGCTTGCCACTTACTACGCCTTCGCGAGTTATCAAGAACTTGTGGGCAAGATGTTTGGTAGTTTCATACAATTCCACTTTGACGTGGCAACAAAGAAACTGACCATAACACAGAGACCAAGGGCCGACAACGAGACCGTGTTGATGCACACCGACAATTACAGACCGGACATCACACTATTCAAGGATATCTACGCCAAACCGTGGATCAGAGACTACACCTTAGCCGTGTGTAAGATAATGCTGGGAGAGGCCAGAGGTAAGTTCAACACCATAGCAGGTCCACAGGGTGGTACCACACTGAACGGTGACGCACTCAAGAACGAAGGCAATGCCGAGATAGAAAGACTAGACCAAGAGATCGGAAACTTCCAAGAAGGTGGCACTCCACACAGTTTTGTTATTGGTTAATTCCAATCAGATCATATCTAAATAGTGTTGATGAAAAAATCCAATTACAAGAATTATTCTGACCTCACACTGGATGAACTAGAAAAGTTGGTAGAGGAATTGGAAACGATGAGCATAAAGGCATTGAAAGAACGCAAGAAGACCTTGAGGGCTTCAATACTGAGATCCGTGAGAAAAGCAATCAAAGAGATTGAAAAACGTCTGAAAAAATAGTATAATAATCCTATGCTGATAGGAGTGGTAGGATTGATAGGTTCTGGTAAAGACACCGTATCAAAGAGATTAGAGCAAAAGCACGGATTCCGCAGGGATTCTTTCGCCAAGAGTCTAAAGGATGCTGTGAGCGCCATGTTCAACTGGGATCGCGAGATGCTGGAAGGCAACGGCGACGACAGCAGGCAGTGGAGGGAACAGCCAGACGAGTTCTGGTCAAAGAAATTTGGCAA